CAAGTATTAATATATGGTATGATTTTATCTTGACAAATTTTATCTATAAATGCTACAATCTTTGATCTATCAGGTACATCTAAGAATGCTTTCTCTACTATTTTTTCAAAATTTACATAAATTGAATCTGTATCAACTGCAATAATATAATCTTTATTTTCTGTTTTTAAAATTTTGTTCACATAATCATTCATCTTATTGTGAATCCATTTTATAGCAAGTTGTCCACCAAGTGTGATTGCTTCAGCCATACGTATGTCGAAATATCTAAAATGTTCATTACCTATCGCACCATAAGCACTATTCAGGGCGATCTTATAAGCCATTTGTTCGTTATTATATTTTGATATAACTTTTTTAAGCTTAGGATCTTTGGTTGTTTGAAATTGTTTTTCAGCTTCTATTAATTTCTTTTTAGCAATATCTCTTTGAGCATAAAAAGTATTCATAATATTAGGAAGCATCCCCTCAATTTTATTTGTATAAACTGAACCATTTACAGCAACAGTTTCATCATCTTGAAACTCAGCTGGATTGTTTAGATAATGATCTACTCCTGATTTGTAAGTTTTATTTTGAATTGTTTCTGGCGAGATATTATAATGCATAATTAAATGTGGATAAAGTGAAGTTAAGTCAAACCCAACAACCCATTTATGCATTCCTAAGATTGGATCTTTTACATATGCTCCTTCAAATTGTTGACTTTTTCCTATTGGCTTTTTAGGTGGAATAATAATATTTTTTTGTATAAGGTGGTTATGAATAATCATATCCCAAGTTCTTACTTGAGAATAAACGTCAGTAAAATTAACTTTTGCTTTATATGCAAAAGTGACAATTAATTCTAAAAGACGCATTTTATCTTCTAGTTGAGTAATTAATTCAGTATCTCTTATGTTATAATCAACAAACTTATTCCAGTTCTTTGTATAAAATTCTTTAAATGAAGCATATTCACTATGATCTAATTTAGTCACACCTAATTCATCTTGTGCTATATCAACAAGCTTATAAGATTCTTTATTCGTATAAGTATATTTCTTATACAAACTCATATAATCTAAAAGGGATGTTCCTTCAAAATCAATATATGTTGTTTGTCTATTTCTTACTGAAACTGTTTTAGATGAAATAAAAGACCATGGACTTAATTTTTTAGCAGTATAATCGCCTAGCAATATCTGAATTCTTTTATAAAGATAAACTGTATCAAATGCACCTACATTCCAACCAGTAATAATATCTGGACAATTTTTATGCCACCACTTAATAAAATCATCAAGCATAGCATTCTCATCAGGGAAAGCACGATATTCAACATCTGTACGTTCTCCTGTATATTTTTTTAATCCCCATGTGATGATTTTTTTAGTATGAATGTCTTGTACTGAAAGAAGTATAATAGATTCAGTTGGATTATTTACATCTGGAAAACCATTCTCAGTTGTTGTTTCTATATCTAAAGAATAGATTCTTATTTTGTAATAATCAAAATCTAAACTTGCTTCAGGATATGCTTGATTAATATATTGATGAGTGAATGAAAGCATTCCATGCACGTCAAAATTAGAGATTGTTTTAAATTCTTCAAAAAATGTTCTTGCGTGTTTCATAGAGTCAAAATTAACTCTATAACAAGGTTTTCCGTCTAGTGTTTTGTAGGGTGTATCACCAGTTCCTTTGGTAATATAACAGTGTGGTTTAAAAGGGATTCGTTCTTGGATTCGAGTACCAACATCAGTGACTGCTCGAACGAGCACATCGTTGGCTGTAGTGGAAACGTTAGTGTAAAAATTTGTACCTATTTTAGAATTCATTTATTTTTTCTCGCGAATATATCGCAACCTTTTTATTAAGAGTGGTGTGCCACATTTGAAGGCACATAACAAATTTCTTCAATTCTAAGAAGAAGAAGATAAAGGCACACCACTATTTACTGGCAAGGATTTAGCCCTCTCAGTAAATTCTTTAATTAGTTAATTGGTGACAATTCAGATTTTCTTACTGGATTTTTCCAATTAGAATATTTGAATTTTGTACCATATAAAGCTTGAATACCAGCAGCAATAATTGCTCTTGTTGGTGTTCCTAGTCTGTAATATGTTTTACCAGCAACTTTATTGCCATAAATCATATGACCTTCTGCTCTTAATGTGTCAATCATCGCTCTTGGAGATTCTAGATCAAATCTATCTCTGATCGTTTTCCATGCAATGTTTTCACCTTTTGATAAAAGGTTTAACACTTTCGCTTTTTTCGATAATGTTGGTTTTACACTTCTTACAGAAGATTTTCTACCGAACATTCTTTTTAGTATAGTCATTATATATTTACTCCTTGTTGTACTATATTGTTTATTTTTACTTTACTCCATATATTATACTATAAAATTTCTTGGAAGTAAAGTACCTTTAATTATACTATTAAAGATGGTTTTGTTATAATATCCAAACCAGAACCAAACATACGATTGTATTCGTTAGTTAATGCTTCTGCTGGAATTGATGTTGTTAATATCATATCTGATCTAAAAGTAAATACTTTATCTGATGAGAATGGAAGAAATGGTGCGAATGCTAATGACATTCTTTTTTGTTCCTTACCATCTTCACCTGTTAATATAACAGCAGGTGCTTCAATAGTAAGTTCCTTTTCATCTTCTTTAATTACTTTACCAATCATATGTTGACCATTTAACAATACGATTATTTTAACTTGTGGATTATTTTGATTCATAGACTATATTATATTATAAAAATACTTGTATGTAAAGGTTTAGAGAATCGGCTCCAATTCATCCTGGAGTAATTCTGATGGAGTTTTGATAGGTATATCTGGTGTAGATATATGTTGCTGTAAAGTGAATGGTTCCTCACACTTGCATTGTTTAAGCAAACAACAAGGAATGCCTAAACAAGTAAGGTGATTAATACAATCTTTGTGGTGATTGTTCATTTTTTATAGAAAACTACTTAATGCAGTAAGTATTGCTAAAACAAAAATTATAATAAATGATATGCCTACAAATATTTCATATATAGGTTGATATTCTTTATAATTAGTTTTTACTACTTTTTTAGCTTTACTTATCCATTTGTTTTCACATATGTTATAAGGTATCATTTTATTTTTCTCTTTAAATGTATTTTTGATTGGTGGAATAATTAAACTCCACCAATCTTTTAAATAGATTATTTTACTTCTATTTTTTTTGGTTTTTTATGTTCTGGGATTATTCTTTCAAGAATAACTTTTAACATACCATTTAGATATTGAGCATCTTTTACTTCGATATTCTCAGATAGTGCAAACGATCTTTCGAAAGCACGATTTGCTATACCTTTGTATAGATCAACATCTTTTGATTTTGATTCATCAGACTTTGACTCACCTTTGATAACTAATTTGTCATCTTCTAATGTGATTTCAATATCTGATCTCGCAAAACCAGCTACAGCCACTTCGATAACATATTTGTTTTCGTCAACTTTTTTTAAGTTGTATGGTGGGTAGTTTGGTATCATTTTGCCAAATGACTCGTGTATATCGTGGAATCGTGCCAATTGGTCATCGAAACCTACGAAAAACTTATCAAAGTCTTTGAATGCGTCATTAAAAAAAGTAGGAAGTCTAGTCATTACTTTCCTCCTTTGCTAACGTTCGCAACAAATGTCTCTGTTAAGTTGACGAATGATTTTGCTAATGTTTTGCTAAAAGTTTGAGTAGCATCAATAATTGAATTTACTGGTTCTGCTACTTTTGAATCTTTAATAAAAGTTTCTACTAAAGACTTTTGTGCGTTTGACAGAGTGTCAATCGCTTGGTTTATGTTTGCTATCATTATATCCTCCTGTGAAAGCAAGGTTATTATTTACTGCTGACTTTCCACTATTGGAACAATCAGGTGTGTTATACTCGATACAACGATCGAATATACACTATTATATAGGTATTATTTTTAAAATTACTAGTACCTATACAATATTATTTATTCAAGTTATTGAATTTATTATCTTTTTTTTTATTCAATAAGCTTAAATTTCGTGTCTTTGAGTTTATTTTCTTACCTAAAATAAGACCCATAAAGAATGCCATAGCTATAAAAGCAACTATTAATAAAGTATGCCAAATATAGAACATTTATTTTGCTCTTTTTCCAATATTATATTTAGCCACAAGTTCCCAACCTGCTTTGTCTTTATGTGCTAAAACTTTGATTTGACTTAAAGAAGCTTTTGATGAAATTTGAGCAAGATCTTTAATTTTTAATAATCCCCAATCAGCCAATAATACAGCTATTGTATTTCTTCTTTCAATATCGTTTGTAGTAATATTAGATTCTTTTCCATCTAAAGAGAATAATTCTTTAAAATGAACGATAAAATATCTTCCTTGTTTATGTAATATATGACAAGATTGATATAGTTTTTTATCAGTACGACTTGCGATACCGATACGTGTTAATGTTTCTCTAATTTTTAAAAAGTTATCTGGTTCGATCAGAAAAACTTCTAACATTTTGTCTGGACTCCATGCATATGGAATAGACTTACTTGAATCTTCTTTTACAGTCTCTAATGATTCTTGTTTATTTTCAACTTCACTCATTTTATGCCACCTTTATAAAATTTTGATTTAATAATTTCAATCTGCTCTGGTTTTAAAAGGGATAATATCTCTTTTGCTTTTTGAGCAGAAACGTTATAATATTCCATAATAAAAGGTTCATTAGAATCTTTAGATTTTTTTGCCCACTTTTTATTCGAATATCTTTTCTTCTTAGCGACTATATTTAGGTAAAACAGAAATTGCCACTTCTTTGGAACATAGTGCAAAATGTTGATTTCATTAGCTATTTGTACTGTATCTGGGAACATAGAGAGAGATCTATTGATAATATAAGGTAAATAATCTTCTTCGAAAGTCTCTGTTTCGTGTAGGTTTTCTTTACTATAATTGATAGCTGTGACGAACTTAAATGGGTTTGTTTTATACTTTTTTACTTCCACTGACATTTTTTCATTATCTCTGTCATTGCAGCAATCTTATTAATATTCGCATCTGCTACGAAAGCTGACTTGTATTGATAGTCTGCTAGTATTAAAACCAACTCTGGTATTGAATTCTTTTCAATTGCTGGTTGGCATTTTTCAAATATTTCTGAGAATAAATTTGTAGTATCAATGTCTGAATTAAGATCAATCCACTCACGCATTTTATCCCACTCTTTATTCTTTAAATATTTAAATAAGTGTGTGTAAGACTCATCTGATACCCCCACAAGAACTCCTGTGTCGATAGTACCACCTACCGAATATCTTTGTAGTTCGTTTAATGTTTTTCTAAAGTCAGGAAAGAACTTTTGTATAAGAGTAGCGACTACTTTCTTATCGTATTTTATATTTTCTTTTTCCAGGATCTCAACAACTCTATTGAAAAAATCAGTAGCAATAACTGCTCTCTCATCATTTGGTATTTTAAAGTCAACTACAGAACATCTTGATTTAATCGGATCAATAATTTTATTCTTAAAATTACAAGTAAGTATAAATCTACAATTAGAAGAAAATTCTTCTATAAATGCTCGTAAAGCTGGTTGCATTATATTCGGAGTCATATAATCAGCTTCATCTAGAATAATTACTTTTTTTGCTGCAGTCAAAGATACAGTTGAAGCGAATCCTTTAATCTTTACTCTTAGAGTGTCAATCATACGACCCTCTTCAGAACCATTTATGATTATATACTCAGCACCAATTTCATCACATAGTGCACGAGCCACAGTAGTTTTACCAACTCCTGCTGTACCATAAAATAGAAAATGTGGTATCTGTCCTCCTTTAATGAAAGACTTTAATGTAAGTTTAAAATTTTTAGGTAAGATACATTCGTT